TCCTAAACCACGCGAGCCGATCAGCATTGGAAACGGTCGCAGCCAAAGTTCCCGCAGGATCACATGCTGGAAGGGCATGATGTCGATACCCATCAGCAGTTTACAGGTGAACGGGAAGTAGTTGGGGTCTCGCATGACCCGCATCAGATCTTCCGGCTGGATCTCACGGTGCCCGATTCCGCGCAGAGGATGCGCGGCGTCGACGGGAAGAGAGATCAGGCTCTCCAGTTGGTCCACCGGGGTAGTGGGGGTGACATGGGCGATGTCGGTCTCGGACAGGAGCCAGGCGTGCTCAATCAGCCGCTTGATCCGGTCCTGTTCCTTTGGGTGACTTGGCATCGAGTACTCTCCGGAAGATATGATGGGCGACATCCATCCCGTGGCGTCCGGCGAGGATGATCTTCACGGGGTAGTTGATTTGGAATTCCATGAGGCGGCGCAGGATGAAGGGGCCGCGGACACGGACGAAGGGGATCTTCGACTTGGGCAGACCGGCGCCGTAGGGGAACCGCATGATGTCATCGAGCGTGAACTCCAACACGATGAAGGCGAACTCATAATCTCGCATCCGCTCCAGTTCCCGCACGAATCTTTCCTGCGTGATGTTGGCGGCGAACTCGGCGACCGACCCCTTGCGTTCGATTGTGAGGATATTCTCATACCCCCTCATCGTGTAGTCGCCCGTCTTCAGGGTGCCGATGTCCATCCCGGCGCACGACTTGCCAGCCCCGAAGGTCCAGCCGTCCTGCTCCCGCGTGTCCTTGATAACCGTAAAACGCTCTTCGTTCTTCATGGTTCCACCAGCCTTCTATGGGTAATACACCCGTTAGTGCTCCCCCAGAATCGTCTCGGCATTGAGTACCGGGAGATCCTCGGCCCCATCCTCAAAGCTGTGCGCAGAACCCAATCGCTTGCCTTCTCTGTCTGCTGCGTTGCGCAGCAGCTCCATGTGCCGCCCAGTGAACTCCCTCTCATCTTCATTTTGAAGCCGTCTAATCGTTCCTAGGAACGTCTCTTTGGACGACTCCACGCGCGACACCCTTTGATCCCTCGTCGCCTTGAGATCCTTGAGCAGCGCTTGATGTTTCTCTTCAAGCTTGATGAACTCGGTCGAGCGGGCGGACTCAGCCGATTTGCAGGCTTGGATCTGCGTCTCGATACCCATGACATAATCACGATCGGACTCGTCCATCATCGAGGGATCATCGTATCGGCGCAGGAAGTTGTCGCGCAGCTTGGACAGTCTTGCGATATCTTGGTTGGCGTTCTTCTTCGCCTTGCTGTTGCGATGCATCATGATTTCCAATTTGATCACCAGAAAGATCTGGGTCTCTTCGGTGACCAGGACATCCTCACGGAACTGGGTCATGTACTGGGAGTACTTCTCCTCAAAGTAGAGCAGTTCATCGTCATCGAGTTCATCTTTGAGTTGCTTCCAGGCCATGGTCTGGCGCAGCTTGTGACGGGCCTCCAGCAGGCTTTGGTCGGTCTCACCTTCGGGGTTGGAAGGAGCGTCGACGGGTACAAGGCTATGTTCGGTCAGATAGGTTAGAACCTGCTTCTCGGAACGGTTCAGGCGCTCGGCGATTTGTCCGGGCCTCATCTTTGTGGAGCTAGCGCGGATGAAGCCTTTTTCGGCGTTGGAAAGCTGGCCTTTCTTAATCACGACAGGATCTCCCGGATACACTTCAGGACCATTTCTCTTTTGGCTTTGGGAACGGACTCGCCGCACTTCATGCGAAGGTAGGCCGACCTGATTTCGGCGGGCAGGAACATGTCGATCTTGGCGATGATCTCATCCTTGTTCAGCGACTCGGTGAGGTCCTCACAGATGGAGTCAACATCGTCACGGTCACCGAGATCGACGGGGCGCATCAAGCTCTGCTTCGCAGAATTGCGTTTCTTCCAAGCAATGAACTTGGCGCAGTGGTTGCCGTCCTCATGACGCTCACCAGCCGAGCACGGCTGACACGGCGGGTCGTTGCGGTGGAATCTATCCCGTTTAAAATTGATCAGGCGATTTTTGATATGTGTGTAGAGGAAGTTGGCTAGGGGGCGTGATTTGTCGTAGCGAACGACGGCTTCCATGGCGAAGATGAAGGCTTCCTGTCGTATGTCATCGGAGTCAAAGTAGCCGAAGGCGAATGATTTTGCCAAGACATCGCAAGCTTTGTTGACAGCTTCAAGGAACTCTTCTTCGTTAATACCATCAGGCAGGGCCACAAGGCGACTCCTCGTCTGGCTTGCTGTCTTCGTGCAAAAGCTTGGCGACGACGTGAGAAGGTGGGTCAGGCATTAAAAGCTCTGCTTTGACGATCTCCAGCAGTTCTTTACCTGGCCTGCTTCTTACTGTCGACGCTATGTCCTGCGAAGCAGGTGTGGTGTTACTCATGGTTCGTTCCGTAAAGTAAGTGCCTGATGACACTTATTAATACCCTGAGGGAGCTAGGTAGATGTCTGTAGACTGGACTGATCGGATGACACAATTCTTGAGAGACAACTATCAAAGGATGGAAGATAAGGAAATCGCGGCTTTCCTAAGCCGCGTTACCGGGCAAAAACTCGATGTCCGTTGCGTGGAGGGCAAGCGGGCCAGGATGGGGTTGATTAAGTATCACTTGGAGTTGGAGCCTCGGGTGAAGCGGAATCCTTTTGGAGACTAGCGGGCTGTCGCCCGACCACAGTTCCACCGGGAGAACTCGGGTGAGACTAAAGGGAAATGGGGGCTTGTCGCGTACCTACCCCCCGCGCCCGGGCGCACCCTAGATATTTTTTGATATCACAACATAAAAACCCTATGCCGATATATCAAACCCATTCGATCCACAACCACCAACGCCCACACCACCACCCACAAAACGGGGGGGGGCGTGAGATAATTTAGTGTTGACATTTCCACACGGAAAGACGATAAAGAACTTACCGGGAAGGGCGTCCCGGGAATCGGTTGGCCGTGGTTGGCAAGCCGAAACAGTAGCCCGCAGAGTGAGTTTTTCCAATGGCACAGCTTGAGCTTTTCCCCGTTTCCCAGACCTACACCGCCCGCAACGCCGCCCAGATCGGGCAGAGGGTAGGACATGGCGAGTTGTTCCCGGAGTTTGCCGGACAGTCCCTGATGACCGTAGACCGGCAGGAGGTGGCCACCATTGCCCACGCCGTCACCGTGGCGGTATCCGTGGCCAAGGTGGAGGCCAAGACCGAGGCCAGGAAGGCCCGTAAGGCGAAGGCCCAGACCAAGGCCGAGGCCGAGAAGGCCGAAGCCGAGGCCGAAGCCGAAGCCGTCAAGGCCCCCGCTGACCCGTGGGCAAACCTGCCCGCCTATCCCATCGACCGGGAGAAGGGCGAACGGCAGACGGTGGCCGTCCGGGCTTATCTGGCAGCCTACGAGGCCGAGAAGGCAGGCAACCGGGCAGAATCGGCCCGCCAGTTTTCCACGGTCGTGGAGGTGTGCGCCCCGGAGCTGAGGTTCGCAGCTGTGACCGGCAGCATCCAACGCCGTGCCTTGGGCATCGAGGCCCCATCGGAAAACCTGCTGAAATATTCCAGCGGAAAGAGCGAGGCGGAGCACTTCGCCCAATCCCGGGCAGAGCGCGAAATGGGCCGAGGGGTTTACATCGGCGAGCACATGCGCCCCACCGGAGGGACCGCCGATGCCTTCGCAGCAGCGGACGCCGGTTTCAGCCGGGCATTTGAAAAGCTTTGCGAGTATGTCGCCAAAGGCCGAGAACTGCCCCATTGCAAGCAGGTCGTAACCAACCCGGAATGCCGGGACAGTCACCTTGCTGCTTTCATCACCGGCACCGCTGCCCGGGTGTACCGGGAGGAGGTTTACGGTCGGCACCGTGCGAACGGCAAGACCAAGGCCAGCCGGAAGCCTTGCACCTTGGGCGACCATGACCCCATCGACTACCGGCATGACATCGGCACCTACCTGCTGGACATCGACAGCCGGAAGCAAATCATCAGCGAGTTTTCCCATGCCTTGAGTGGCGAGCGACTCGAGGAGGAGCGCGACACGATGACCGGCACCCGATTGGACCCCCTGCGGATGGTGTACGGCTTCGCAGCATGCTACGGCGGAGCACGGGCAGGGCGCCCCAAGGCCGGGGAGGTGATTTCCGAAGTGAAACCCCACCACATCATGGGGGTGAGCCGAGCAACGGCCAACCGCCTGATCGGCAAGGGTGGCACGATCACCCGCCACATCATGGGCCACATGCTGCGCAGCATCGAGGACCTGAACATTATCGGTCGACGGCTCGAGATGGTGCGCCTGACCTACCGGTTCTGCACCCTGCTGAACACCCTGCACCGGATCAAGGACCGGGCATAACCCGCAAGGGGAGGGGGGGACCCACCCCCCCGACAACCTAACCACCCCACGACCCGGGAGGCCGAAAGGCCCCCGGGTTTTTTCGTTGG